CCAGTATCAGAAGATAGAGTTAATAATTGTTTTCAAACTGATGTTCACGGCACAGTAGAAGAATGCAAAAAGTTATTTGATAACTTTGATGATTTACCTGAAGAAGTGCAATTAATCTTATGCAATATGATGTTTAATATGGGCAGACCTCGTTTATCCAAATTTGTTAAATTTCGTGCTGCCATAGATGATAACGATTGGCTTGAATGTGCAACTCAAATGGAAGATTCAAGGTGGCACAAACAAGTAACCAACAGAGCCAATCGTTTGATAAAAAGAATGGAAGCTATTGGCGTTAAAGAACAAGTTGCTTAGTTATTAAGTCTACCTAATCCTAAATTGGTAATTTTGTTTTCTTCTTTGTATCTTTCTTCATAATCTTTATCGACCCAAATAGAAACTTGTTGACGAATATTGCGTCTTTCATCGGCACAAATTCTTTTTAATTTTTCATAAGTTTGAACATCTATACCAATTGACTTGAATTTTGTTGTGTCTGCCATTATAATAACTCCTATGTATTCTAATAATAAACGAATTATACCTAGAAAAGTTGGGAAACCCAACAAGTATTTTGCAAAAAAGACTGTTGCCATGGGATTAAAGTTTGATTCTAGGTGGGAAGCAGAGCGTTGGGGTCAGCTAAAATCTATGGAAAGAGCTGGTGTTATTGACCAATTAGATAGACAAGTTACCTATTTATTAGAAGTTAATGGCCAAAAAATATGTAACTATATTGCTGATTATACCTATTTATTATTGGATGAAGAAGGCTTATCAAGATTTATTGTTGAAGACGCTAAAGGGGTCTTAACACCAGAGTTCAAGCTAAAAAAGAAACTTATGTTAGCCATTCATGGCATTGACATCCTACTTACTTTTAAAAAAAATAATAAATAAAGTTGACAAACGGGTTTACAGTTCCTATTTTAAAGTTTCTAGTAGTTAAATTTTGAAAAGGAAAGTCAATGAATAATAGTGAATTATTCCACAATTCCGTTTCTTCTTTGTTTAAATATAAAGAAGGTCTAAAGGATGAGTTGGAAAAACTTAAAACTAAATTAAACGATCTTAATATTGTATTAGCCGAAAGATACCAAAATACAGCTCGTGATATACTTGTTGAAAAAGGTTTGGATTATGGTTCTACAACTTTAAACGAAGATGGTTTTAAAATAAAAGTAACTATGAGTAAGAAAGTTACTTGGGATCAAGAAGGACTTGCCATTGCATTTACAGAAATGCCACCTGAAGACGCTAGGCATTTTGCAAAGTTAACTTATTCTGTTGAAGAAAAGAAATACAATGCAGCAACTCCTTCTATTAAAGCTAAGTTACAAGAGCATAGGACTGTTGAACTTAGAGGTACAACTATAGATATATTGGAGAGTTAAATGGGGTTAAAAATAATAACTGCCGAAGAACGTATGGCTGAAAAAAAAGGTCACAAGATTGTTATATGTGGTCAAAGTGGAGTGGGTAAAACCACTCTTGCAAGAACTTTAGATTCAGCGACTACTTTGTTTATGGATTTAGAAGCTGGTGACGCAGCTATTGAGGGATGGATGATCGATATGATTAGACCACAAACTTGGTCAGAATGTCGTGACTTTGCATGTTTTTTAGGAGGTCCTAATCCAGCACTTACAGACGATCAGCCTTACAGTAATGCTCATTACGATTATGTAAAATCGTTATATGGTGATCCATCAGCAATGATGAGCAAATACGATAGCATATTTGTTGATAGTATTACTGTAGCAGGTCGATTGTGTTTTCAACATTGCATGGGTCAGCCTGAAAATAAATCAGACAGAAGTGGCAAGGTTGATACTCGTGCCGTATATGGAATGCACGGCAGAGAGATGATGTCTTGGCTTACTCACTTGCAACATATTCGTTCTAAGAATGTTATTTTTGTTGGTATCCTTGATGAAAAAACTGACGATTATGGTCGCAAACTATTTGAGTTACAGATAGATGGAACTAAGACTGGTCGTGAATTACCTGGAATTGTTGATGAAGTTATCACGATGGCAGTTATGACTGGCGATGAGAATACTGGCACATATCGTGCCTTTGTATGTCAGACGTTAAATGAATGGGGTTATCCAGCAAAGGATAGATCGGGCAGACTCGATGTATTGGAAGAACCACACTTAGGAAAACTTCTGACTAAAATGAGTGGTGGGATAAAGCAATCAGAAAGAGAGTTAACTTTCGTAAATCCTGCTAATGTAACGTCTAGCAATGAAGGAGAAATTAATAATGCTTGACCTAAATGATGTTTCCGTAAGCGAAACAAATACCGAGTTTGAATTGATTCCTGAAGGAACGATTGCTCGTGCAATTCTTTTAATCAAACCTAATTATCTTACATTAGAAGAATTTTCTACTACACCAATGTTTAAAGAGTCTCCACATTCAAGTGCGAAATATATAGAGGCAGAATTTACAATTGTTGGTGGTAAATTTGACAAACGTAAAGTATGGCAAAATGTATTTTTTGATGGAGATGCTAAGAACGATCAAGGCATTTCTAAGGCTAGAGTTAATGGCATCAGAACATTGCGTTTGTTAGTTGATAGTATGCTTGGTTTAGATCCTAAAGATGTATCACCAGAGTCAAGCAATAAACGTAAGATACCTGGAATTGATGCTTTGCAAGCTCAAGAATTTTGCATCAAAATAGGTGTTGAAAAAGGCACTAATGGTTATGCTGACAAGAACACTCTTAGGAGTCCTATTGCTGCTGACCATAAGGAGTTTATCCCTAGTGGCAATGCTCCACAAGTTGCACCACAAGTGCAACAGCCTGCAGTTCAGCAACAAGTTCAGCCAACGGGGAGTGTAACTCCACCTTGGGCATAAAGGTTTATGAATTTCTAGCGGCAAGACTTTCCTTCGTCTGCTAGAACTCGCTTGGGTAGTGCGAGTGCCGCCAAACTACCCACTTATCATCTAGCAATGAAAGGGAATCCAATGACAACATATGAAGATGCAAAAAAAGAATTTGAAGATGAAATTGCAAAAACATTGGCTCATGTAAAACATATTAAAGAAACAAAGACTTTTGATTTTTTATGTCCTCAATGTAAAAAAGTAAAAAAAATTTTAGTGCTTAGAATGAAGCAAGGAAGGCAAGGTCTTAAATATTGTTGTGTTAATTGTAGGGCAGCAGCTCATAGAAACAGAAAAAAAGCAGAAACAGATAATATAATTCAAGTTCTTAAAGATAGGATTGAAGAATTAGAGTCTAAGCAATGATACTTAGACCATACCAAAAGATAGCAGTTGACGATGCTTCTACTGCTCTTAACAAACACAAAAACACTATTGTTGTTGCTCCGACTGGAGCAGGTAAAACAATTATGCTATCGGCATTAGTTGGTAAGAGATATAAAAAGGGCAAGAAGGTTCTTGTGTTGCAGCATCGTGACGAACTTGTAAGACAAAACAGAAGCAAGTTTGCAAAAGTAAATCCAAAGATAACAACAAGTGTGGTAGATGGATCAGAGAAAGATTGGTCTGGTGAAGCTATATTTAGTATGGTGCAGACGCTTTCAAGACCGAACAATTTAGATAACATGTGTGAATTTGACATGATAATCGTGGACGAAAGCCATCATGCAATAGCCGAAACCTACACTAGAATTATTAATCGTGTGAAAGAAGCAAACGAATCAGTTGAGATAGTTGGCTTTACTGCAACTCCTAATCGTGGAGATAAGAAAGGTCTGCGAAACATATTTAATAATTGTTCGCATCAAATAGAAATTACGACATTAATCCGTGAAGGATTTCTTGTGCCACCCAAGACATTTGTTGTTGATGTAGGTGTAAGGCAAGAATTAGAAAATGTTCGCAAAACTATATCTGACTTTGATATGGGCGAAGTAGAACGAATAATGAATAAGAGAGCCATCAATGAACGTATTGTTCAAGAATGGCAAGAGAAAGCTGGAAACAGAAAGACAGTTGTCTTTTGTTCTACTGTTGTTCATGCACAAGATGTATGTGACGAGTATCGTAGAGCTAACGTCAGAACTGAATTGCTTACAGGTGAAACTCCAAGCGAAGAACGAAAACAAACATTACATGATTTAGAGCATGGCGATGTGCAAGTTGTTGTTAACGTAGCTGTGCTTACAGAAGGGTTTGATGCTCCACCAGTTAGTTGTATTATTTTAACAAGGCCATGTTCATACAAATCTACGATGGTTCAGATGATTGGTCGTGGCTTGCGAACAATAGATCCTGAAGAACATCCTGGTATTATTAAGAAAGATTGCATAGTTTTAGACTTTGGAACAAGTGTCTTAACTCATGGTTCATTAGACGAAAACGTAGACCTTGAAGGATCAGAAGGTAGAGGAACAGGTGCTGCTCCAGAAAAATCATGTCCACAATGCGAATCTATTGTGCCATTATCTTCTCGTGAATGTCCTTTATGTGGCTATGAATTTGGTAAGCAAGATAAAGAAGTATTAGAAGATTTTATTATGACTGAAGTTGACCTTATGGATAGGTCTCCTTATCGTTGGATAGATCTGTTTGATAATGGTCGTTGTATGAGTGCTAGTGGCTTTAATGGGTTTGGTTTGGTTGCTCACTTAGATGATATATCTATTGCTCTTGTAAAGCGTTCTAATGGCAAGTTAAGGGTAGTTAGTGTTGGCACTAAAGAGCAAGCCATAGCGTCTGCCGATGACTTCCTAAGAGAGATTGAAGATAGTGATGGAGCAAGGAAAGGCAAGAGATGGTTGAATGAGGGTGTAACACCTAAACAAACGCAAGCGTTAAGTAATTGTGGTGTTATTGTTAGGGCTATGGATTTTAGTTGGAACAAATATAAAGCTGCTTGTTGGTTAAATTATTTGTGGAATAAAAAAGATATAGACAATAAAGTTATGAGTATAGGAGATAAAAATGCAACGTAGTGAAGCACTTAAAAAAGCCGAATTATTAATATCTGGCCCTAGAGCAAAAGCATATGGAGACGCTTACGAAACCCATCAAAACATAGCAAAAATGTGGTCTATTGTTTTAAAAAAAGAAATAACTGTGCATGATGTATATCGATGTATGATAGCTTTGAAATGCGTTAGGTTAAACAAAACACCTAAACATGAAGATAGTATGATTGATATTATTGGATACGCTGCTTTAGCAATGGAGGCGTTTGATGGAAAGACTAACACTTAATTATAGCATTAATGTATCTAATGATGTTGGCGTTCAAAATGTTGTTGATGGCTCAATGTTTCTCCATACTGCAAACATAGATAATGAAACTGAATTAATGAATAGAGTAACAGAAGCTATGGAAGATGTTATGGAAGAATTACAGTATGAAATTTTAGGTGGTTATTGCAAGGTAATGTCTGGTCAAGATGAACTATTCAAATTAGATTTTTATTCACATGAGACATTAGATGAGGAGATTAGTAGTAGATGGATAGAGCCAACAATGAAGACAATTCATTAAAAAACGCAGGTAAAGTATTTAGCAAAATAGGTTGGGAGACAAAATTATGCAATTTAACAGAAGAACAAATGGTAGCTTTAATATCTGTTATACAAATGTCAAGGGAGATAGAAAATGAGTTTGTCTGCGAATATGTTACACGATCTCATATTAAATACTTCGGTCCAATCAGGCAACCAAAAGGATTTGAAGACATACCATTTTGAAGAACAAATATCAGAATTTGTTGACAAAGCCATTAAGAAAAAGTCAGATAGTATTCCTAGAAGAACATATTTAGGGGGATCTTCACTTGGGGAGAAGTGTTCAAGAAAAATACAATACAGTTATATGGGTCAAGAAGTGGATAAAGATAGACACTTTAGTTCACAGACATTAAGAATATTTCAATTCGGTCACGAGATAGAAACAAGTATGGCCGATTGGTTAAAGCAAGCAGGATTTGATTTGAGAACAGAAAAGAAAACTGGCGAACAATATGGATTTTCTATTGCTGATGGTAAAATTAGAGGTCACATAGATGGTGTTATTTGTGGAGGTCCAGTTGACATGGCCTATCCTTGTTTATGGGAAAACAAATCAGCTAATGACAGAAAGTTTAAAGAATTTGTATCAAAAGGTATGGCTAAAACAAATCCTATATATGCTGCTCAAGTTGCATTGTATCAAGCCTATATGCAATTAACAGACACTCCATGTTTGTTTACAGTTGTTAATAAAAATACGAGTGAAATATATTACGAACTTGTTCCGTTTGATAAGTTTCTTGCTCAAGAAATAAGTGATAAGGCAGTTAACATATTGCAAGCTACAAAAGTTGGCGAAATGTTACCAAGAATAGCACAGTCAAAAGATATGTTTGATTGTAAATGGTGTAATTATAAGGATACATGTTGGAGTTAAAAATAGACGACATTAAAACGTAGAGAAAAAATGTCGCCTATAACTTCAGCCATTGAAGGTAAGGATAGTGTAATGAGTATAGTGAGATTTGGCAATGCTAATCGTGAATTGAACGCAAAAGATTTAGTAGAGTTAATTAGTGATAAAGTACCACCACAGGCACAGATTGATATCTTACGAGATACATATCCTAATGGTGTTATTCGTGGTGATGAGTTTAATGTTGGCTCTTTAAATGGAGAAGTTGGTAAGTCTTTAAAGATAGATATTAATCCAAGATCGCCTTGGTTTATGAAAGGTAATGATTTCAACGGATCAAGTGGTGTTGGTGGTATTGTAAAGATATTGATGGAGGGTCGTGGTATGAGACTTCCAGAAATAAAAGAATTTTTCTCTAATTATTTAGATGATAGCCCTAGTTTTGTAAGAGATGAAACGGCTGCTCCTCCAATAGAATCAATAATAAACAAATCATTAAGACAACAAATAAATATAAAAACTCCTTTTGATAGTGAGCATTTATATCTTAGTTTAGATGGCGAAGTCATATGTATGGTTAGACGATACAATATGCGTGATGGTGCAGGGAATCCTACAATGGACGATCATGGCAAGCCTAAGAAAGAGTTTCGTCAGTTTACTGGAACTAATCCGTATCCTAAAATGCCTGACGTTAGACCTCTTTACAATATACCGAACATTTCTGCCTCTGATAAAATAATCTGGGTTGAAGGCGAGAAGTGTGCTGATGCTCTTAATGAATTAGGTTTTACAGCCACATGCACTATGGGTGGAGCGGGCATGTTATCTCGTAAATCATCTAGTCAATTTGACTTCTCTCCGTTGCATGGAAAAGAATTAGTTATATGGCCAGATAATGATAATGCTGGAAAAAAGGTTGCCGAACTTGTGCAAGACTTAGCTATGAACGCAGGTGCAAAGTCAGTTACAATGTTAACTCCACCTTTAGGTAAGCCTGAAAGATGGGATGCAGCTGATGCCATAGCAGAGAGTTTTGATATAGGTCAGTTCCTAAGTGCGACAGTTAAGAATGTTAAAAGAAACATTAACCTATTAGATAGCAGTTTATTAATTAATCGTTTTGAGGGTCAAGCACCCGAACAAAAGTTTTTGATTGGCGAGACGTTGCCTCTTGCTGTTCCTATAATATTTTCTGCGTCTGGCGATGCTGGAAAAGGTATGATGACTTTGGATTTGGCTATGAAAGTTGCCTCTGGAGAACCTATGTCTAGTGCTTTTGGTGGTCATATTACCGAGTTTGGTAACGCTATTATATTTACAGCAGAAGATGATGAAGGTGAAATGCACAGAAGAATTGAACGCTTAGATGCGAACAATTCTAGGTTTAATTACGAACACGAACTTCGTATTGTGTCTTTGCCAAATCTAGGTGGTGTTTTCCCTATACTTCAAGACACCCATGATGGCTATAAGACAAGCAATGAGTTTGATAAAATATACGCTCAAATGTTGCAAATGAATAATCTGAAGCTAATCGTATTTGATCCGTTGGCATCTTTTGTTCATGCCGATGTTAACTCTGATCCAGCAGCAGGTGCAGCTTTAACAGGTTTATTGGCTCAGATAGCTACAGAAACAGGTGCTGCTGTAATCATGTGTCATCATATGACAAAAATTAAAGATGATACTGTTGTGTCATCTCCAGAGCAAGCAAGGAATATGATTCGAGGTACATCTGCTTTAGTTGATGGTGTTCGTTGTGCCTTTACAATATGGCAAGTTGACGAGTCCACAGGTCGTAGGCGTTGCCAAGACTTAGGTATCGAGTATCAAAGAAACAGATGTTTTGATGGTGCAGTTGTTAAGTCTAATGGACCTGCAAGACGAGATATTAGACATTTTATTCGTGATACAATGACTGGATTATTAGAGGATCGGTCTGAAGATATTGCACGATTACATTCGGGTAGTAACAGAGAGATTAAAAAAGATGCGATGTTCGCTTGGATTACATTATGTGAAAGAGAAGGTAAGGCCTTAACACAACAATCAGGAGCTGATGCAATCTTGCAACGTATGAGTGCAGATCCAGACGCTCCTAAAGTTTTAGAAAACGCTACGCAGCGAACAATTGATGGATTGGTAAGAGAGTTATTGAATGAAGTTAGGATCGCAAAGTATTCTTTCAGTAGAGCAGGTGGTCGTAAATGGCTTGGTTCAGTTGATGGAGACATGAGTAGAGGCGAATATGATGCAAGAACAGCAACGGAGAACTTATAAATGAAAATAGTTGATTTATTTAGTGGTATTGGTGGCTTTAGTTACGCTGCTGAGAAGTTAGTGGGTGGATTTGAAACAATCGCCTTTGTAGAAAGAGAACCTTATTGCCAAAAAGTCTTGCGAAAACATTGGCATGATGTTCCAATATTTAATGATATAAGGAGTTTTAATGGAAAAGAATTTAGAGACGCAGACATCGTTGTTGGAGGATTCCCCTGCCAACCTTGGTCAGTTGCTGGAAAACAAGAAGGACACCTTGACGAACAAGACCGTGACCTCTGGCACGAAATGGTTAGGGTTATTAAAGACGTACAACCTAAATGGATCATTGGGGAAAATGTGCGAGGCTTTGTTAACATGCCAATGGGCCTCAAACGAAGTCTCTTTGACTTGGAAAGCATCGGATATAGAGCCGTGCCATTTATTATTCCAGCTTGTGCCACAGATGCCAAACACAGACGAGAACGATGTTGGATTGTGGGCCACTCCGAACACGATGGATCATTTACCCCAAAGGTCAGAGGAAGCTACACTCCGAATGCAGAACGGACATCGGAAGGGTCGCAGCAAACCTTCCAATTTGAGGGAGCAAGTGGACGAGGAGACAATGAAAATGTGGCCGACTCCGAAAGCAACGGACTACTTCCCAGGAATGGGGAATTATGTGGAGGAGAACAAATCGGGTTACACAGTAACGAGAAAGGGAACGGGAACGAAGTTCGGAGCGAAGCTGTCGGATGCAGTAGACTTCAAGGAGAAACAAGAGAAGCAGATGATGTGGCCAACGCCAAGAGCGAGGGATTACAAGGACGGACAGAGCGTACCACCATCGAGAATAAAGAATCCAGAATTAGCAACATTGGGTCAAAAAGTTGCGATAATGGAAAAACAGATGATGTGGCCGACACCAACAGCGACACCGAGAGGCGCACACACGGGAAAGATATCGGGATCGGTGAGCGAAGACGGGAAGACATCGATTCGAGCAAACGGAACAAAGTTCGGGGCGACACTTCAGACAGCAGTTGCGATGGCCGAACTGAAGAAAAGGGAGATGTACCCTACACCAACGGCTCGGGATTACAAGGACTCGGGTCAGAATCTGAACATATACAGGAACAAGAGGCAAGACACTCAATTGGGGGTAATAGTCAAGAGGATGAGCGAGAGCGACTTCAAATCGGAGAAGGACCAATCTGGTGGAAGCCTGAACCCCGAGTGGGTCGAGTGGCTCATGGGATACGAGATCGGACACACCGAATAAAATCCTTGGGGAATAGTATTGTTCCCCAAGTTGCAGCAAGATTATTTTGGGCAATAAAGGAGGCAGAAAAATGAGCGAACAAAGCCGAAGAAGAACATGGGTAACAGCAGCACAAGTAAATCCAAAGCCGAACATTTGTTCGGTATGTGAAAAACCAGGTGCGTCTTATTCAACCGATGAAGGCTTTTCTTGGTATTGTTGGCCATGTAAGACAGATGATGCTGTTTGGAATATGAACTATGACCAACAAAAACAATAATTATAATAAGTTAAGAAAATTCACAAAAAAGATATTGGCTCAAAAAATTGAACCAGACCCAAACGAACAATTCTTTGAAGATGACCCAAGGGCATTAGAAGAACTTGAATACGGCAAAGTTCGTAAGTCACACACCCACCTAGAAACAAAAAGTGTATTAGATGAATTTTAGTGCTTGACACATGGTATTGAATACCGATATAACTATCTTGTTCTAGCAAAAAGGAGACGAACATATGCCTAAAATAGATATAGATAAAGTAATCGACACTCGACCTGAGTGGGAAATCAAAGCCGAAGAACTCGCACAAGTAAGATCAGAGGCTATGGCTCAATTAACACCCGATCAAATGCAAGCTATTCATAACACTTATGATGCTATGAATGATTTTATTGATGAATATACTCAAACTTTTGACATCACTTCAGAAACTGCACGAAAGATGCAAGATTCATTTTGGAAAATAAGTCACCAATTTCATATGGGAGATAGATAATGTCAGGAAATAAAGGTTTTGACGACCATTATAAGCAGCTTGAGGGCTTTAAAATCAAGCAATATGTAGGCATGGTTAATGATGATGGCTACAATGGTTTCCCAAAGTTTGTGCTAACGAAAAAAGGCTATAAAGATATAGCCATTGAGGTTAGTTGCGATCCTGAAGGGAATGGTGGTGGATTTTTATTTATAGGAGATGCTGATGAATAGCCCAATAGACATAAAGAGAAGAGGTTATTTAAACTTCTTCAAAGATGGTGTTGCTGATGCTTTGTTAGATGGAAATGGCATGGATGAAAAAAAAAGATCGTCTGCCTACTATAAACAAGGTTATGATTTTGGTTTAACTATGTATTCTGAATTAGATGGTAAAGATTGGGAGAGTGAAAATGAACATGGATAAAAAAGATGATATGCCAACTTGGCCTGAAGCTATGCTTGAAGTCGAGGGTCTTGTTAACGAATATGTTAGTGCCTTAGTTAAAAAAGGGGATGTGGAAATAGCTTCATTAATAAGTAAATCTTTAAAGGTAATTAAAAGAGGATATTAATATGAATAAATTTATTGTGTTACATATATTGCAAAACACCCCAGTTAAAAAAAGTGGGTTTATTTATAAAATAAAGAAATTATATAAACAATTTTTTAAAAAGGGAGGTTATTATGGGAGAGTATGAATGCACGATATGTGCAGAAATGTTTCATTTAGATGAACCACCTGAAGGTTTAGCTGAATGTGATGAATGTCACAAAGAGGAGAGTTATGATGTTTAGGGGAACTAGGCTAAAGCCAACTGTTAGAAGAACTCAAGAACAAATTGCAAAAGATAGGCAAGAATTTAAATACAATTATTGCAAGCTATGCAAAGAGAAACTTGGGGAAGTATCAAATCGTAGGAATACTGCTAAAATGTGTGCCGATTGCAGAGGTTATGGAGTTGGTAAAAATGGAGAAGTCAGAGGTATTTTTACTGAATTATCAGAAAAGAAAATAGAACCAGCCGAAGATGAAATGTGGTTTGAAGATGATCCAAGAGCCTTAAACGAAGTTGATTTTGGCAAAGTATCAAGGCAAGCAACAGAGGTGTCTTATGGAGTGTCAGAATTAGCTGATATAATGACTGATGGATCAAATCACTATCGCTATAAAGATAGAGTTGAATCTAAAGAAAAAAGATATAGCTATAGAAAGGGTAAAAATTAATGTCAGAGTTAATTTGTAATCTTCCAGCAAGACAAATTTGGGTTCGTAAAGAGTATTTAAGAGACCACCAAGATGGGCATGGCAAATTTGTTAAAGGTATATGGGTTACTGCAAAATCTATAGCTGGTCGAGCCTTTTACTTTGAAACCTACTTACCTGAATATGGTGCTTTGTTTGATAAATTACCAATATCTGCATTCTTAGCCGAACCTGAAACACCAAAAGTTGATTTGGATTTGCCAAACCTACAATTTTGGAACTGCATGGATTATAATGTTGTGGCTATACATAAAGAGTTTATATCAACTATGGATTTTGAAGTCTTAACAAGAGATTTTGGAATTATTAAAGCTACATATATATGCACATTGGATAATTACCATAATAGCCCTGATATTGTTGATTATAGCACAAGCGAAAACCCTGAAGAACACAAATCTTTTAACCTTTTGCAGCTAAGAAATGGACAGTTTTGTCTATATCCAAACAATAGAATGAGAGTGTTTGACAATAGCCTTACACCACAAGAGCCTTTGAAGCCTGATTTCTTGGTTAGTACAATCGAGTATCAAGTCGAAAATGGCAACGACACTAGATTAGGAGACACTAATAATTATTTTTGGAAAACAAAAAAGGAGGAAAAATAATGGTAGAGATGTTAGTTGCCATATGTATCGTATGGTCAGTAGGTAATAGACATGATGGAGGCGAACAAAAGTGTATGTTTCATA